GTAGACGATCTTCTTCCGTAAGTCAGACCAGGTTATATATCGGTCTTTACGGCATCCGTAGAATCAACATCAAATGTGCAAGCACCTTCAATTTGAGCTCCACTCTTGTCGTGAGCTTTAGATCCTTTGAGAAGTTTACTGGGGTCTACGGTGTCGCCAGTAAGGTCGATGAGAACACGACCGCCATAAATAACCTTATTAACGTTTTGGTTAGGCATTTTGATTAACCTCCTCTGCAATATAAACCGTAACCCCATCATAGTTGTTACTGGTTTCGAAATATGGGACTTTTTGAACAACAATATCTTTCTTAAGCACTTTATTGGCTGTTGACAAGACCTGAGTGTTAAAAGCGTTCGGCACCACTTCATATTCTCCAGAATAAGCATTAAAATCTATCACAGCAGACAGCTTGCCAGACAAACTTCCAAAACAAGTTAATTTACCAGATAATGTGCATAGTCCAGAGATATGACCAGTAAGGCACTCAAACGCTTTTATGCTACTCATGTCAATGCACCTCTTCCGTTAGCTTAAGAATTGCTTTTGTGATGAAAGTATCAACTTCTCCTGTGGCCTTCGTTAATTCAATGTCGTAGACGTACTTTCCGAAGGGAAGATGTTTTGTATCTTCCGGATTGAGGGTCAAGATCATCGTGTCAATCGGAATCTCCTTGATAAGAAGAGGAGTTTCATCATTATAGTCATTCTTCATGGCAAATCGAATACGATCACCATTCATGGGAATATACTGATTGTCATTTAGATCAGTAATCGTAATAAGCGCCGAAAAAGTATCACCCCGAGTCAAAGTAATCATTGTGCCAGAAACAGAATAACTCATAACCTCACCTCCAATTCAAGCATTGTAAGTTGATTTATGAATCGCAAGTTGGTCGACTTCTGTCATGATTCGCTTAGCCGAACCGTTACCGCCTAATTTTTCATAAGGCTTGTACAAGTATTCGTACAGATTTTCATACTCGTCCTGTGTAATGTAACCTCTCTCAATGTAGACCATGCCGAGATAGATAATGCGATCATGAGCCAGACCAATGAGCATTTGCGTTTCAAGATTGTTCTGCTTATTTTCAGCAGCTTTTCGTTTGCTTCGTTCCTGGATGTATGCCCAAAATCCAGAAGAAGCAAGTATCGTCCCTAAAATGGTTAATAGCGTTTGCAGCCAGGGTTCCATTTCCATGTATCATCCTCCTTAAAGTCATAAATGAAATAAGAAGCTTGTAGGAAATATCACCCCAAACCTCTTTTAATTAGGCGAGGGAGCCCACTGCAAAGCAGACTCCCTGCCAATTTCGGTTAATCCACAGGATTACCATTTTCGTCAAGACCGAGAGCTTCCAGATCAGTCTTGACAGCAGCCTTGAACTTTGCCGGAACCTGATTAAAGGTTCGACGACCTGCGATGATGAGTGCGACATACAGTGCTACCATGTTGTTACCTCCTATTAAAATTTTGGATAAAATATAAAACATGGTTACTCCTCCTCAGCGATAAGATCGCCGTTGGTATCGTAGCCATATTCTAACAATTTTGCCTCGACATCTGCCTTAAATTTTTCAGGCACCTGGTCGAAGGTTCTACGCTTATTGATGATAAGCGTGGCGTAAAGATTGACCATTTTTGCTACCTCCTCATTCAGGAATCATTGCTGCGACGGCATCGTACAGATCAGCAATTGCTTCCATGATAGCAAGCTGCTGGAAATCTCCAGTTTCCTGACCTGCCATGATCTGAACAATGTTGTCCGAATCATTTGTACCTTTAATGGCGTTTTCAGCCATAAGCAGATTGGTGTATTCATTGAACTCCTGAGGGGTCAACGCCGCTTCCTGATAAGTCCAGTAAGTGGTTTTATCGCCCTGTTCTGAAGTTCGTGTAATACTCGTAATGTCCTTGCGGAGATATACGGTTCCAACAGTAACCTCAAGTGCAGTCGGTTGGACTGTGCTCTCGGCATATTTGTAATTTAACTCCATGCGACTTTCCTCCTTTCGCAGTGTAAAGACTGACGAGTTTTTGATATACCCGCTTCTCATCGTATTTGTCATATCGTGAAACTTTTTGCTTCAATTGCTGGAAGCTAACACATGGTTTTATCCACTTCCGATACATCAAATAGGTATCGGTGCAGTCGATCCACCCAAGATAAGACAACATTTGCCGAGCATCGAGTATGGTTGCTTTCTCCTTTTTGGAGATTTTGCGAGCTTTTCTCGTGGCCTTGTACATAATGGATTTTCGAAGAATCGTTCGATTACGATAAAAACGAAAGCCCATGAAGTCCAGATCACGCCCCTGGTTGTTGCCATAAGAAAAGCGAAAGACTTGCCAATTCGCTTTAAGTTCCAAGCCAAGCTCCATTTCCAGATAATCGGAAATTGCTTGCCTCATGCGGTGCAAAACCCTCTTGTTGCTTCCGAAAATGACCATATCATCCATGTAGCGCATATAGTGCACGGCACAGAGCTGCTCCTTTATGAAATGATCTAAACCCTGTAAATACCAGTTAGAAAGCCATTGAGAAGTATAAAAGCCAAGTGAAATACCAACCTCTGTAACATCGATAATGCGGAATAATAGCTCCAACATCTTCTCGTCATGAACGGTCTTCTTCAACTTGGCTTTCAAACGATCATGTGGAATAGAATCGAAGAAATGGCGAATATCCATTTTGAGGACATACTTACAATTCTTCGGGTCAATCCTGATCCACTTCTCAATAACCAGCTTTCCTTTATGGGCACCTCTGCCCGGAAGACTGGCATAGCTGTGTTCGTACATTCCCTTGCAGAACATCGGCTTCATGGCATTTACGATGCAATGCTGAACAAGCAGCTCTTCCATCGTAGGGACAATAATAGTGCGCTCCTTGCGAGTAATCCCATCATAAATGTAAACCGGCACATGCTCGGCGTTTTCGTAGTTGACTATCCAGTCTAAGGATTGTTCAACTGCGGCATCGTCAGACATGTGCCGGTGTTTCATGATTTTACGGAATCTCTTGCTGTGCTTTGCTTGAGACAGAGCGTACCGTCGGTTCGTTTCGGATATTGTTTTTTCGTACAAGTGGTTATAGGATTTCATGTTCTCTCTTATCCTCTCATCCGCTTTCGACTTATTCTCAGCTACTCACAGATGCTTGCACCGAGTTAATTTTCACCAAGTGGTGAGGAAGAGATGCGGATATCTCTTGCCATTTTGAAATGGCGGCATACACTGCATTATAGAGAGCTTCTTATGGATAAGATAGAGCCGCGCCATTGTTCGAGTTCGAATTGGACGCCGTATTGTTCAGATTAGCGTAGAAAGGACCGACCATAAGGTCATTGTTCCAGTTGCCGCCGACATACGCGCTGGGCGCAGTGTATACCCCTAATATTTAATTGTTTTCGTTTACCCGGCGAACCTAAGGTTCTCCCGTCCTCTCCTCGCTGCTTACGCAGCAGCAAGCGGTTTACAAGAGAGAGCCGCGCCATAGGCCGAGTTCGAACCGGACGCCGGATAGTACAGATCAGCGCAGAAAGGACCGACCACAAGGCCATAGTTCCAGCCGCCGCCGACACACGCATAATTGACCTGGCTGTTAGTGTACCACATGCCGTCAGCCTCATAAGTGCTGCTCGAACCGCTTGCAGTAACAGGCAGCCGTCCGAATGCTTCCGTCTTCATGCTGCTGATGTAGCCGCCGGAACTGCCAGCCGGAGTAGCATTTGCGATCGTCTTATAACCGTTTCCGTCTGTGTTGTAGTCGGTTGCAGTAGAACCATCGTGAGTACCACGAGTAAGCTTGACCTTCTGCGTTCCATTGGCATTGATCCAGCCAGCAGTACGACGCCACAGGTTACCCCAGACATTCTCCATACCGAAGACCTTCACGCCGGAAGTCTGGTCATTGGAACCCCAGAACATACCCTTGGTGTTCATCGTACCGGGGGCAATAGCATTTCTATTGGAACTCTTGCACCGTCCGTAGCCAAATGCAGTCTGACACTCGGTAGAACGAGCCATCATAACCAACAGATCCTGAAGCAGCAGTCTGTCCGCCAGCACCTCGGTATACCAATCATTGCCGTTTGCCTTTGCACAGGCGATTTCGTTAGCCGCCGTGGTGCTTACGCTGTTAGCTGCACCGCTGATAGAACGCAGCTTACCGGAAACCAAAGAACCGAAATAGATGGGAGTATAGAAATGGTCGATCTGGTCATCATTACGGTCATAGTTACACAAGCAATCCCAAGTATCGTCCTGAGGAATATCGGAGCAGCGGAAATGGTAAACACCATTCGATTCCCAACGCTTTGTATAGATCTTCGGCCATTCCATCATGGCGTTGCCGCCAAAGGAGGTATCCGCAGCCTTAGAAGTAGAACCGTCGACCTTCTTGGTATAGTCATTTGGATTGAGATAGTGATCTACAACGCCTGCATAAGTCAGCATACAAGGACGAGGCATGAACTTTTCACCAGGATCAAACGCCCAACCACCATAGTTGAACTCATCGGTGTGGAAATTCATAGCTGCCGGAGTAAATGCCGCATTATCCACGTCAGAAGGATAAGTTACTCGCCCGGTGGGGCTGGAAGTCGCTTTCACCAAATCGTAACCAAACAGATAATCTCTCTTCTTCTTCGGGGTAACACTGGTTCGGTTCGCCTCGCTGCGATTATAGGCACCGGTACTGGTGTAAGGGAATGCGGAATAGTAATACACCACTCCGACCGTCACATTAGTATCCGTATAAGTGCCGTTTGCAGTGATGTTCTTGAATAGCTCACCCTCAGTCTCGCTGGTAGGATAACCGGTCGTGCTCCTACGGATAACTGCACCTGCAACGCCACTCGGAAGCTTCGCCGTAATTTCTACCTTAACGGTATCAGACGCTGAGACATACACCGACTTAGCGGAAAACTCCTGCATCGGCTCCGGTTCATTAACGACTACACGGTTAGCCTTGTTTCGGTTATACACACCCTGAGTGGTATAAGGGAATGCTGCATAGTAGTAAGTTCCGGTAGGAGATGCACCACTATCTGCGAAGACAGTGGACGCTTTGATGTTGGCGACCAGATCACCATCGAACTCGTCCTTAGGATAATCGGTTGTCTTCCTCCGGATAATCGCACCTTCCACGGTGCAGAGTGTCTGGTTGTTCACGACCGTGTCGTTAGGAAGTGTTGCTGTGACTTTCACAACGCCACTCTCAACAGCCACGCTGAATGCCAGCATATTGGACGGCTCAATGCCGCCAAAGAAATGTCGGTTTTTACCGAAAATCAGATCTTCTTCTGCCATTTTGATTATTCTCCTTTCGCTTTAAGAATAAGTTACAACGGTGCTGATAAGCTTGCCATCGGAGTCAAAAGTTTTGACGGCTCTCGCCACTTCTGCTCCAGCTGCACTTTTCAGCACATTTGTCATGGTCAGGAATCCATCAGAAAAAGTCTTCGTCAAGGTTCTACCATCGCTCGCAGTCGAAGTGATAACAGTACCATCATCTGAAAACTCCTTGGTTCCGTCTTCGAAGCCAACCAGTAAAATCCGTTTGACCTCTTCCTTGTCGATCTCAAGTTGCAGATTACCGGCGACATCGCCGCTGAGCTGATCTTTCATCTGGTTATACCAGGCAAGGAAATCGGCCTGTTCAGATGCGATCCACTGGTCAAGAACGGTCTGCTCCTGTTGGAGGTCCGCTTTCATTTTATTGAACCAAGCCGTGAAATCGCTTTCCTCCTGAGCAATCCAATCATCGACTTCCTTAGATCGTGCATCAGTAAATCGATCAAGCTCATCCTGCCATTTGCCAAGCAACTCGTCCAGACTGATCGTCTGAAGAATGCCAGTTACAAATGGAGTAGATTCTGTGCCAACCATAGGGGTAATATCAGCTTGGTTAATGACCGCAGTGCCATATTTTCTGTAAATATAACAGAGAGGGTACTGATGGACATTTCCCTCGTTCGTCAAAGTCGGTCTCGACGGTGCGCTGGACGGATTACCTTTGACAAATTTGATAGTGTTATTACGAACTGATTCCATTCCGTTTACTTCCAGAACCACGGCATCAATACGATCAAGAAGCACCTCTGCTTCCGGGGCGGTCATCGGCAGGATGCTGTCATTGACTGTCCATGTATGGTCGAACCAGGCTTTGCCGATACCGACATTCACGGTAAGACCGCCTGCCGCCTTCACAGCAAAAGCGGTTCCGATAGAAGCAAATACACCATCGATGATGAGTCCATCAAAGATAGCTGACATCTGTGCAGCATTGTATTTGCGGTCACCGTTAAGTGAATTGAAAAATCCGCTTGATACGCTCATTCAGTTTCTCCCTCCTTACTTTGAAATAGTTTTGAAGGTCGGATAAATCGACAACCCTTCCTCACTGTTTGAGATGACCAGCTCTGAAATGTAAGCTGATCCCTCATTGCCATATTCATTGGCGATTTGAACGATGTCTCCGATAAAGAAGTCCTCGCCGTATTTGAAAAGTCGAGTAACTTCAACTTCTCCTTCGAATGCAGTGGTTACAATATGATCTGCCAGATTCTTCAAGCCTTTTGTCCGAAGCTGCGCCATATATTCTGCATCGGAAAGAGTCCCGTCCTCAGTATCGGATGAGATGTCACGAGCATCTGTAAAAAGCTCACGCCGATCAAGCCCTGAGGCTGAGCCAACGATAGCAGTTCGCCTTGCTGCCCCTTCACCTTCTCCTGCGACCAGAGTCACATTTCGAAAACTCGCTCTGGATGAATAATAGTTGCTGTTGATGATGTTCTCGAAGTTTGGAGAGAAAACAACATACGGATTTTCTGTCTGCTCATAAGAGCGATCAACACCGGCATACAGACTGAATGCAAACTTGTTTTCATCTGTCAGTACGATCTTGAACCCTATATTGTTTTCCTCACAAAGTCCTTTGACGACATCGTACAGGCAGTCACCTGTGTATTGGTTGTCGATTTTCAGACTTGTGATTTTAGGATCAGTAGAAGGCACGAACACAAAGTTGGAAATCTTTCGATCGGCAATAGACGGAGAAATGATGCATTCGTTTAGCATCGTCTGGATGCCATTTTGAAGATTTCCATTAAAGATTCGCTGTCCCCAGATGATGCGGCGTTCAAGAATAGACTCCAGTGACCTTCCAGTCACGATAAGATGATTTCCTTCTTCTGTGTCGGCATTGATCTTGATGTCCTCGATAATCATACAGTGCTCCGAATCCTTCAGCCACAGATAGTAATCCTCTTTCAAATACTGCAAGAGTTGTGTATCCATAGCGAAGAATATCTCGAAATCTCCATACGAATTATACCGGTCAGTCCATATCATGGATTCGTAAGTATCTATGACGGCTATGGACTCAAAGTCGGTGTTTAAGACCAAAAGTTCCATAGTTATACCCCCTCATAGATTACTTTGTTTTCAATTCTGAACTGAAGATTCGTAACACCGCTGTCAGCAGTAAAGGCGAAAATGTTATCGCCTTTTGCTAAGGTAAACCAGTCGGTATTCTTATCCAAACAGTTCAGGATGTTGTACGAAACGCCTTCACGAATCAGAGTAATGCTCTTATCACCCTTTGAGGTGTTAATAACGATATCATCACTTGCGACGATACCCTTTCCAGTCAGCTTTTGGAGCTTCACAGTATCGATCTTCATGACTTCTCTGGTTTCCGTATTGTAAATATTGATGTTGCTTGCCGGTCCTATTGCATGAATATAGATCGTTACACCGATTTCGGCATCACCATAGTAAGTGATGACACCCTCCGTCTTGATCTGAATTTCGCCAAATACAAGCAAGGGTTCCGTCAGAGACTCGTTTGAGAACGGAAATTCAAACATCGGGTCAATACTGTAGAAATCCGTTACATTGTTTCCGTCCTCTCCGGCTGAATAGAAGAATGGGTCAGGGCAAATGATTGAGATTGAGGTCCCTTCCTGCGAGCTGAAAATGTTCGGTTCATTCGATTCCACATAACCGCTTGTTCGTACATATCGGTTATCAGTTTCGATAATGATTTCAACACTTTTCTTTGCCGGAAAGTATTTGTAGGATTTCTGCCGTACATCTTCGATCGTTTCTCCGTAGACTGTATCAACAAATACGATTTGGAAAACGATATTCCGCTGACTCAATCTGGCGGAGTTAAACATAGAGCCGTCATTAGTGACGACTTCTGTCGTGTTGACAGTTGCTTTGACCGGACCTAAGCCGGTTACAGACTTGATGAGGAAGCCCGAAAACTCAGGCTCCCTCAAGTCAAGTTTGATCCTATCACCTAAGTAATTGGTGATAGCAAATGAGTGAATCATGTTTCCACCAATCCTTTCAACGCCGAGAACTGATTCTTCGTCTGACGATAAATGTCGATCCTCGACAGTGCCTTAGGTGAATAGTTATTTTGTGTAAAATTGTAGTTGTTTCCGGAGGTAGGTGTAGTACCGCCATTTTGAACGATACCAGTACCCTCATGTTCCATGCCAGCGCTGATCTTCATTGCCTGATTCCGACTCAGAAGTGCCGACAGTCTACCAGCACCCTCTGTTACATCAGACAGATCAAGCAGCGGTCGAATTGTCGGTTGAGAGTCAATTCCGTTTTCGATGAAATCACCGATCTTGGAAACCGCGTTGCGGAGTCCTTCCTTAGCCGACTTTGCAACAGATGCACCGGCATCGTAAGACTTATCGGTGTAGTCGATCAGGGAATTGACGAAGCCCATACCAAAGAATCCGCCAATTCGATAGCCAACTTTAGACGGTGAGTTGATGTCGAGTTCCGCTTCTGCTGCCGCTGCCGCTGCTCTTGCCATAGCTCTTGCTCTCGCTTCAGCCATGTATGTGTTGGCAGTTATGCCAGCGGCAAACCCTTCAACAAGATACTTACCGGCGTTATAGAAGTCGGTGTACTTATTTCGGATTGCTGTCAGACAACTGTTAATGATTTGAATAAAGGCATCTTTCGCAAGCTGGTTCTTTGTTCGAATGCCAGCAATGAGATTTGTCATCGTAGTCTGTCCAACGGTGTTAAACTCGTAGAACTTATTTCGGATTGCTGTCAGACAACCGGATACGATTGCGACAAATGCCGACCGAGCAGATGCGTCGCCGGTACGAATACCAGAGATAAAGTTGGTCATCATCGTCTGCCCCATGACTGTGAACTGACTGTACTTGCTTGTAAAAGTAGTGACAATACCGTTAATCATGGTTGTGAAAGTGCTTGTCAGATTTCCTTGCTGTGCTTTGGCGGCGTTGATAAATGTAGTGACCATTGTGTTTGCGGCTGTACTTACACGGAAATTAGCATTTGTAAAGGCATTGATAAAGCCATCGATACCAGCATTACCCAAATTCGTAAGATTCTGAGTAAATGTAGACATTCCACTTGTATCAACACTCTTAATGCCGTTTGCCAAATCCACAAGATTTTTGAACTCGACAACCGCACCACTCAACTTAGCCACATCCACTCCGCTAACGCTGTTGTAGTACGCAGCAAATGACTGACCGAAAGATACCAACTGCTCGCCGAAGCTTGCAATATCGTTATCGCCCGTAAACCAGGATACGATACCGCCGCTATTCGGCAAATTGTTTGAAAGCTCAACCAGAGCTTTAGCTGCATTTGCGGAGTTTGTGACGACAGATGCATCCAATCCTGTAACAGCCAAAGAATAGTTCTTCATTGCTGTGCCAAACGGAACGAGCTGTTCACCGAAGGTTTCAAGGTCGTTATCGCCCGTAAACCAAGACACAACGCCGCCCGTATTCGGTACCGTATTCGCAAGTTCAAGCAAAGCCTGACCTGCGGTAACACTATTTTGAATGACATCGGCTTTCAGTCCAGAAACGGCGTCAGAGAAATCCTTCATTGCTCTACCGAAAGGTACAAGCTGTTCGCCAAAGTCGTCCATATCGTTTTCGCCAGCAAAGAAGCCAACTACGCCGCCGCTGTTCGGAACGGTGCTTGCCATCTCTGCAAGCGCCTTACCAGCGGTAGCCGCTTCAGTAATAACACTGGCGTCAATTCCGGCGACTTCGTTTGCAAAGTTACGCATGGCACGACCAAATGGAATAAGCTGTTCACCGAAGGCATTCATATCGTTCTCTCCGGCAAAGAAACCAACGACACCGCCAGTATTAGGAAGTGTATCAGCCATCTCTGCAAGAGTCTTACCTGCGATTGCAGCATTGGAAACTGCTTCTCCATCAATACCGCTGATTTCATCAGAAAATTGCTTCATAGCTTTTCCAAACGGAACCATCTCTTCAGCAAAGCCGGAGAGTGAGCTTCCGCCGGTGAACCACGAGGTCAGTCCATCCAAAATATTTGCGGCTGTCAGGATAAGAATCGTTTCTGCAAGAGCCTTAACACCATCCAGCATAGCCGGATCTATGGAAGCTGCACCGTCAAGGAACGGCTGGACATTGGTCATAAACCCGGAAAGGTCAGAACCAATTTGCGGGAATTGACTGGATACGCCACTCATAAAACCGCCGACGATACCGCCAACAAATTTACCGATTGCCGTACCAATTCCCTGAAGCAGATTACCGCCTTCATTGATAAGCCAGTTCAAGCCAGGAATTTGTGCCAGGGCACCGACCGCCGCAAGTACAAGAGCAAGCTCAGCGATGACAGCACCCATACCGAGAACACCCAGCATTGCACCTGGAACCAGAGCAGCCACTGCGCTCAAAGCAGCCATAATTGCTGCAAGCAGACCAATACCGGTAATTCCCTGAAGAAGAGTTTCTGTATCAATACCCTTAAGTGCATCCACAATGCCTGAGAAGAACGCCATCAATACATCCACCGCAGCCTGAATCAAACTGGGAAGATTCTTAGCGACACCCTCAAGAACTGCGATAAGGAATTGGAAGATGGAATCAACGATAGACGGGGTATATTCTACCAACGCTTCAAGAACACCTGCAATGAGCTTCAATGCCCCATCAGCGATAGCGGGAACGCACTCAACAAGTACATCCACCAGCATAAGGACAACTGCCTTGACTGCTTCACCAATGGCTCCTGCACTATCAGCGATAACTTTGCAGAATTCGACAATTGCCTCACCGATCTTGGCTACAATTGCAGGAATAAGGGCTGCGACACCAGTGATGATAACAGTCAAAGAAGCGACGATGGCTGTAGCACCGGCAGTCCCCGCAGCAGCAAGAGCTGTTAAGCCTACTGCCAAGGCGGACAAACCGGCACCTGCCAGAGCAAGCCCGGCACCAATACCGACAACTGCTACCCCGATTAGTGCCAGCGAGCCACTCAAAGCGAGAATGGAAGGAACCAACGGAGCCAATACAGCACCTGCAACACCGAGGATAGCAAATGCACCTGCCAGGGTAACGAGACCTTTCACGATGGAACTCCAACTCATGGCGCCGAGAATAGCCAGTACCGGAGTAAGCACCAAGAGGGCACTTGCAGCAACAAGAAGCGCCGCAGAACCTGCAAGAGTGCCTGTCATGGCATTCAGACCGATTGCAAGAATGGCCATTGCGCCGCCCAGAGTGATAAGACCTTTGGCGATTTCCTCCCAAGACATTGAACCCATCTGGTTAAGAGCATTGGCAAGTATAAGCAAAGCCGCAGAGACAGCAATAAGACCAGTGCCGATGCCGATCATGTTTTTCGGCATGAAGTTGACAGCAATTGTAACCGCCGCCAAAGCCCCGGCCATAGCAACAAGACCTCTTGCAATTTCGTCCCACTGCATTCCAGAGAAGTCTTTTACAGCCAATGCGAATATCTTCATGGCTGCTCCGATAGCAATGAGCGCTACACCTGTAGAGATTACATGTTTAGCGTTACCAGTAAGCTTGGTGAAAGCGGTAACCTCAGCAAGAAGCACTGCAATAGATGCAAGCCCCTTACCGATGTCTTCCCATTTCATTTCGCCGAAATCTTTGCAGGCAGAGGCCAACACCTTGATTGCTGCTGAAAGAATTACAATACCTGTAGCCGTAGTAATGGATTTACCGCTGAATTTTGCGGTTCTCAGGAACAGAGAAACCTCGGCAAGCAATACACCAACGCCGACAAGACCTTTCGCAAGCTGGTTCCAGTCCAATTTAGCAAGTTGCTCACAAACAGAAGCAAGAATCTTGATTGCGGCTGCAAAGATCACCATTTGAGTAGCACCCTTGATGATGGTTTTACTGTTGGAACTCATAGCTTTGGCTGCGGCAACCATCATAGTCGTCAAACCTGCAACGCCAATCAGACCAGTAGTAAGCTGCTTTGCATCCAGATCAGCAATCTTTTTAAGTGCGCTCGCTAAAATCAGCACTGCCGTAGCAATTCCGAGCATAGCAGTTACACTCTTCATTACACCAGTTGCCTGACCGCTGATTTTGTTGAATACAGCCATCGAAGCAAGAAGTTCAGCGAATAGCACAGTGATTGCTCCAAGGGCTACATTCAGCTTTTCGCTGTCCACAAGACTAAGCGCAATCAAAGATGCAGTAAGAATAGCAATAGCCGACGCGATCTTCAGCAATGTACCAGCCTGCAACTGAGTCTGGTAAGCTTCAAAGCATCCTCGAACACTGTCAAGAATTCCGATAAAAGATTCCTTGAAACTGCCGATATCTTCAATAGCTTTTCGGAAGGTGCCGACAAACTTTATGATACCGACAGCAATAGCACCGAACGAGATACCATTCAGCAGATCGATAATTCCGCTGAAATTAGCTTCACCGAGATTCTTTGCTAAGGAGCTGCCGAGTTCGCCAAGGATTTTAATGATGCCACTTCCGATTGTCTTAACGGCGTTCCACATAGTAGAAAGAAGCTGAACAAACTGACAATTAGCAAGAGTTTCACCAATGACCTCAAAGGCGACGATAATCCCGGATTTCATCTCGCCGGCTGCTTCTCCGACTTGAGCCATTCTCTCATGGATTCGCTCAAGAAGAGAATGAAACAATTCGAAATTGGCGGATTCGAATTTCTCTTTGATCTTGTTCTTCAGTGTGGATAAAGCAGTCATAATTGTCTGAATTACCGTAGCAATACCCTCACCGACTTTCTGGAATGCTCCGCTGGTTTTGATAAACTCATCAAACGCAACAATAGCATCGCCAATCCCGCCAGTGAAACCAAGAATTCCATCTCCGAGTGTTCCAAACCCGCCAAACAACGGTTTAATTGCCGTAAATATAGCAGAAAAGGCTTGTTTAACGATGTCCAAGATCGCAAACAAGCCTTTGAAAGTGGATTTTAGATTAGCTGAAGCTGTATCACTGAGCTTCAAATTTGCTGTGAATTTTCGCAAATTCTCAGTAATATCATAAAGCTGTTGGGCTGTGGTGGGAGGAAATATCTCACGGAATGCCTCATAAATTGGTTTGATAACACTCTGAACACCTTCAAAAGCATTTTTAAGTGCCTCAATCAGTTTGGTTCTTCCGCCAAGATCTTTCCACCCTTGCAACATCTCATTGCGAGCATCTGCTTGGGTGTCGATAAATCCACCGATAACCTGACTGAGTCCAGTCCAAAGTTCTTTGGCTTCCTCGAAATCACCAAACAGAATTTCCCATGTATTTGCCCATCCGGAGCCTACGGCTTCCTTCAGGGTATCCATTAACTGGGTAAATGTTTTAACATCCTGCGCAGCAGCAAATGCTTTCGCACCAATTTCAGTTGTTTCATCGGCGTAATTACGAAGCGTGCCGACAAGAGCTTCCGTGGTCATCCACTGATCCTGCAAAGAATCATTGAAGCCATGTGTAGCATCGATGACATTACCCTTAACCGTTTTATACATGCCGTCGGCAGTTTTAGTCAAGGTGCCACAGGCAACAGCCGACTCAAGAAGCTGAGTCTTGAATTCAACGGTCGCCATATTAGCATTCTCAATTGATTTCCAGTCGATCAGCTTAACATAACCGGCAGACAGTGCCTGCGCAAAGTTATACATGGCACGAGATGCCTCATTTGCATTGGCGCCGGACACAGCGGCAACATTCGACACACCCTGAATAGCCATTACTGCATCCTCAAGACCGACACCAGCATTGGTAAATTTACCGATGTTAGAAGTCATATCCTGGAAGGAGTAAATGGTCTTATCCGAGTAAGTGTTCAATTCCTGAAGATACTTATTAACTTCTTCAAGAGAGGCGCCGGTGCTCATCATGATGGTCTGAATTGACCCCATCTTCAGCTCGTATTCCTCAAAACCCTGACTGATAGGTTCAATCGTCAAGGAATGGAGCATCTGTTTACCGGTGTTTACAACCGAGTTGGTGATGTTTGCAAGGGCGGTTACAGCCATGACTTCCAATGCCGAGAATCGAGTCTTTACTGTTTCAACCGCAGAGCCAAGCCCCGACATATCGACTTTCTTAGCAGCACTGTCAATGTTTTCAAGACCTTTTGTAGCGCCGTCCATATCCAAACTTTTCTTTAATTTTTCAATGGTGGACAAACTGGTTTGAACATTGCTCTCAAACTGCTTATTGTCAAACCGCATTTCTACGACTCTTTCGTCGATGGTTTTACTCATAGCTTCGTAACCTCCTTCCATGCTTCGTTTGCGATTTTGTCAAAAATAGGCTGGATAGCAGGATTGATGTAGTCTCGACCCTGTACCCAGCCTCCGTTACGGGTTCCATGCCCATATTGCAGAATGATCGCAATTGGAACCCCATTTTGAATATTTGAGTTGTAAAAGGTGATCTTTGCAGATCCATTTCGGTTTACGATTTCGTAATACCATGAACTGGCGGTCAAACCGGAATCGACAGGCGTTGCAGACGCAAGAGCAGCGACCCCTTCTCGGCCATACTTGTCGAGGTCTCCGAGACGGACCACTTCTTTTGCCCTCTCCAAAAAGCGTGTAACCTTAGAGAAGTCTCCCTTGTGACTGAACCTTATCATTCACGGACCTCCTTATTTAAGAAGCTGATTAACCCGATTCTGTATTACGGAAGGATCATAACCAGCTGCCTTCAGACGATTAGTCCTGTCCGCACCATTACCCCACAGACCCTGAATTACTTCACGGGCAATCTGGTCAGTGCTTTTCTTTGCAGAAGATGCAGAGACTGCCGTCCCGCTTTTGGTTGTTATATAGGTGTCAAAACCAGCAGCTTTCAGCTTTGCAGCCATAGCGTCAGCATTTGCTTTCTTACTGAATGCGCCGACCTGAATCTTGTAAAGGTTATCGACCTTAACCATGTAGGTATCGAAACCGGCGGCTTTCACCTTCTGAAGCATTGCATCTGCGTTCGCCTTGTTGCTGAAAGCTCCTGTCTGCACCCGATAAAGCACCTGATTATCGGCAGGCTTCTCAGTTCCGCCAGCAGAGCCTCCAAGCTTAGCCGTAACTTTGGACGCAAGATCGCCCATTCGAGCATACATCCAGTCACCAGGGCAACTCTTGTTGGCAAACCAACGATGTACGGTCAGAACCATTTCATTGGAAGCTGGCTCATAGTTCAGAGTCTTTGTTTTATCACCGAACCAGAGCAGCTTGGTTTTCCCGTAACGCTTGCAAATGTCTGTGCAAAGCTCGATCAGTTTTGCATATACAGTGTCGTTGAATGCGTAAGGATGTGTAGCATCGCTGGCACACTCGATCGTTATCGCACGCTGGTCGTTTGCATTAGAGGAAGAACACCATGAACGGTTCTTCTCTTCCACATACATACCTACTCGACCATCTACGCCGATACCATACTGACAGGAAGCCTGTCTGGAAGTCGGAGCAAAAATATTGCCAAGGGTTTCCACCGAGCACTGACCGACTACACAATGAGGCGTGATACGGTCAACAGCATGGGTTCTCTGTCCGGAATGATTAGGACTTAACTTGGTATAAGATACCAAAGGGCTGTTACTCATTTTTCGTTTCCTCCTTCACGCTCTGAATCTGTTTCAGCATCTGAATAACCTTGTCATAACCAACCGTAGAGATCAGGAAGCCCAGATACATCAGAACGACGATCTCAACCCCAATCTTCATAGTAAAGACCGTGTCAGTCATGATAAGGTAAATCACGCTAACAGCACAGGCGATCAGGACTGACAGAACTGCCGCAAGAACATTAGAAGAATACTTAACCTTCGTTCCATCAAGCAGCTTCTTAATACCCTCCACTGTCAGATTCGTGATAACGGATACGATCAACAGTGCTGTAGTCAAAAAACTGATAGGCATAACTAAACCTCCTCATAATTCGTATTTTCTTCCGGTTCACTTTCCTGCTTGAGCCGTTCTTCACGCCTTTCGAAGAATGTTTCGAAAAGGGCTTTGAAGAAGTAGCCAAGCATAACCCCGACAACGGTCGACGCTATTGTGCTGGAAAGCGATTCCGCAATTTGTACTTGCCCCATAAATGCAAGCACATAAGACAGTTGCAAATCAACCAGAGAAACCACCAGAATGATTGCTACTGCTTTTTTGGTAAAAGTTTTAAGCCAGTTATTGTAAGGCTGCTTTTTATGGCAAACTCGCCTTAACATGCATTTTCGGCATCGTCTGTTCATTCAATCACCCCTTAGAGCCAAAGCGTTTTCGATTGGCAGCGTTGATAGCTGCGTTCCGATTCCACATTTCACGCTTACTTCTTCGCTTAGGTGGAGAGTTCTTGACATTACATACCCGTATGAGGGTCAGCAGTCTGTTCAAATGCCATTTTTGAAACTCCACAGGGATGTTATAAGAAATCATCCAGTAGTAAATAAGCTCCGACGTAACCGTTTCTTTATTACCTCTTGTCTGCTTATCCTCGATAAGGCAAGTAGCAGTCATAGGTGCTTCGATGTACGCATTGATGGCGGCGTAGTTTTCAGCAGACAGCCGAGTATATACTTCGGGATCGACATTCTGGGTTAAGGTCATACATCGTACATAATCAAGAATTTCCTCATCGGTTTTTTCTTGTTTTCCGAGAAATGCCTTGTTCCATTTGCTTTCCCATTTTGAAAGAGAGACTAAGGAATGCTCCAACTGCAAAGTCTGCTCTTTCTTGTAGACAAATTCCTCATGAATTTCATCCCAAAACTCGGCAGCCGGCACAGTAATTTTCAGCATTCCTTAGTCCTCCGAGCTTTCTTTAATTAGATGCGATGGGCGCAGCCTGCTTATTGCCGTTGGCACGCATCACACGGTTGACAAATTCGGATGCAGCGCCGGCATCGGTGACAAGCTTCTCAAACAGGACCTCATAAGCGGGAGTTTCCATAAAGCCTCTGGAAATTTCCTCGGACTTCATGAAGCGTCTGCCATCATCGCTCTTCTCGCCATAGGCAGTCTTAATAAAGTTCTCGAAGAACTCCATAATAAGCGCCCCATTCGGACTGGCAGCGATACTCTTGAGCTGAACATCGTAGCCACCCTTGGCACTCGCCTGCATCTTTACGATTTCAGGCTTGGACAGGTCGAAGTAGAAATCTTCGGTTCTCTGAACGCCATTCAGATCGGTATAAGTGATAGTTTCCTTAGTCATTGAATTTTTCTCCTTTCAAATTAAAAAAAGTAGGAGCCGCCAGCTTACCTGAATACGGCTCCATAATTATACAGATTAGCCCTGAGGATTCAGAGTCTTATCGAACAGTTCGATAATCTCATCGGGCAGAGGCAGACGAGGCTCGACACCATCGTTGCCGCCATCGGTGGTCGGGTCCTTACCGTACAGGATCTCTTCCAGCTGAGTCATGAACTCGGCACTAAACTTAGTTGAGTCAAAGGTCAGCGTGGCGGTCGGCTTCAGCTTCTTACCGTTGACCAGCTTGTTGATAGAGACAGGCGTGGTGCTGATTTCCCAGGACAGAGTAGCCGCCTCAGGACTGTCGTTGACAGTGCTGTAACCCTTTTCAGAAGGCGCTGCCAAACAACCATAAACCAGATGCAGCTTATAACCGTAATCGTTCAGATCGGTATCGTTACCCAGAATGGTACGATATGCCAAGCCGAAAGTCTTACGGGACTGCTGACCGGCGTACATACCGGGCATGATCTCAACGGAACCATCACACTCGGCAAACTCATCGGGGTACATATATGCCTCGACAGTAGCGCCGAACTCCTCGTTAGAAACCAGGTTGACATACTTGATGTTGTCAGCATAAATCGGGGAAGCCTCGGCCCCGGAAGGACTCTCGGTAACGGCAGTCAGACCATTCCATGCGACGCCCTTGTTATAAACGCCGCCGGTCTGCATCGGATAGAGAACGCCATGGTCACAGCCGGTTTCGTACAGGCGCTCGCCAGTTTTATCCCAAATGATTTTGGACATAAAGATATTCCTCCTTATCAGAAATAGAGCGAGAAATTCCAGTGATTCAGATTCTCGCTTGCATAATATCGTTCAAATCGGCAGGTAGGTATAGAAACCACCTTACCGACAAGCTCACTATCCGGGTCAGAGTCAATAATAGTGACTGAATAGTGCCTGTGAGATGAATAAACCCCGTTATCGGCGTGCACATTTTCGATATCATCAAGTGCATAAACGATAGCGGGGTATTTCATTTTTACCGACTCAGGAGGTTGAAAATACACATTTCTGCTTTCAAGGATTTTTTCCAGGAAAGTTTGCAGATTAAGCCTGCTCGCCATTGTATACACCTCCCATAGTCAGTATAAGTCTTGGGTACTGAACTTCGACACTTGTGACTTTCCATTTAGCACCCATAAACTCAACATACCTCATCGAATGAAAATTCTCATTGGCAAATGGATCGGCTACGATACTGATCTCATTCGCAACATTGATGTTGTCGTTGAGTTGTTCCGCAGACTGAAGCCTACGGGTGTTACGGGTTAAATCACCATAGTACATACGCTCGATGATCTTCTCCGTCCAAACACCCGGCTTAGTCTCTTCCGTTACAGCATAGCCGATTACTCCATAAAATTTAGCCATTTTGAATTTTCACTCCTCGCTGAATTTAGCCGCCAATATTGGCAGTGACATCCTCTTCCAGAGCGATAGCAGACATGACACGAGTGTTGGCGCCGGAGCAACGAGTCTCCAACAGGCTCTTCTCCTGGTTGAAGTCGATATCGAAATCGGTGAAGTGAGTGATTTCGCCGCCCTTGGTAGCGCCCAGAGAATAATCAGCCAAGTTGACCATCAGACCCAGAAGCTTCTTGGTCTTGCTGTCCGTGGTAGTACGAGTCTTACCCTCGAACTGTTCGGCGGTGATGATCTGTCCAACATTCAGAGCCGCAGCCAGATCGCTGACCTTGTCATAAATGCGGCGTCCATTCAGGTCACGGGCAAGCAGCATGACATTGACCAGATGAGGCGTGCAGTAGAAGTCGGGAGTGCCGGAACCCTTATACTTCTCACGAGCATACAGCAGAGACTGAATCACGGCTTCTGCGTAAATGTAATTCTCGCCGAAATTAGCGGAAGTGTTGGTACCCTGAAGCGTGCTCTTCATGCCGGCAATGTCGACATCAGCATGAATGGTGTACAGCTCGTCATCCAGCCAAATCGGGCGGATCTTATCCTCAGCGATCTTACCATCAGCACCGACCTCACGACCATCACCGATCATGATAGCCGTAGCCAGTTCCTCATTCAGATTCATACGGTCAATACCATACAGGTACTGCACCACATCGAAGTCCTGAATATCGATGATGTCGTCACGATCAAGCTTACTCTTTACATACACGGTCTGAGGATCAGTCGTTCTGTGGAGCAGCTGAATATTGCCAACATAACCCTTCTGGGCACCCTTCTTATAACCCTTGGCACGGAGAGCCTCGATGTTACGCAGATCAGCCTGGCGGGTACGGATACGGGAGATAGGGCTCTTATGAACCTTCTTCAGAACCTCGTTTACCCACCCCTGGTCAGTGGTAAGCAGTTCGGGAGCACCGGGATGAACATCCTTGTACTCGGGGAACAGGGTTTCAATACCATCGATGCCATGAGCCAGAACACTGTCAGGATTCTGCTCTGCGTAGATGTCCATAGCAGTACGAAGACTGCCGACGCTGTTGGACTTAGCCATAGAAATAATGCTTGCCTGGTCAGCATGAGACAGAACCTCGGTCTTCTTCTGCTGATCGTTGTCAAAGACATTGTGTTTCATTGTGTTATCCTCCTTATTGGATTCAGATTTGTTGTCGGAATCATCCTTGGATTCCTTTTCGGGTTCGCCTTCGAGAGCCTGTGCGATAAGTGCATACATGACATTCTGCTGCTTCTCAGACATGGAATCGATCACATCAGCAATCGTCTCTTCATTGTCCTTCTTCTCTTCCTTGTTTTCAGCAGGCTTGTCCTCTTTGGAATCCTTCTTCTTTTCCTCGTCTTCTGGATCATCCTTAGACTCCGCAGAATGAGAAAGACAGAGAGGCATTCCGGTATAGATGATAGCTTCATCGTCGGACATTTCGCCGTGCTTCAGCATAGAATCAATAAATGCACCGGGGTTAGCGCCCTTATGCACCAGGCTCACCTCGCAAATACATCCATGCAGCACATCAGATCCAGCCTGCTGAAGCTGATTGGCGTAAATGGACAGAGCACAGATGTCACCGTGCTTAATAAGGACCTTCGCAATTTCACCATCAGCAGTATCATTGAGAAAGCCGTAGGTGTAAACACCTTCCTCACGGTTCTCAAGCCATGCATGACCGAGAACATCACGAGGACTGTTGTGCTGATGATTCCAGACCAGCGGGACTTTAATACCGTCGTTATTCTTAAAGGCGTCCCGACGAATTACTCGTCCATCAGAACACTTAAGGTCGTTTCGGGTTGCCCAGCCGCTGAAATCACAAGCCTCAACCGAAAAAGGTCTACTCATTTTGAATTTCCTCCTTACTTTTTCGATTTTTGCTTAGAGATTTTGTCGTCCAAATCACTTACTGAGTCTCTAATTGAATCAACTTCGGCAATAGGCATTTCTTCCGACTGCTGATTGGAACCGGACGGTGCACTCAGGTTCTTATTTCTGAGTTCATCTGCTCTCGGGTCCTCAGAGGGTTTCATACCGACTACCTGACGAATTTCATTCGAAGTCATGATTTCATTTCTTGTAAACTTGTCAGCAATTTCAGCAATATCATTGACAGGAACCAGTTTGAACGGGTCTCTAAAGAATGAAATTGACTGGTGTTGTGATCGGGCAGTTTTGGTCAGAAACTTTCGTTTCATCTCATCAACAATAGCGGAAATGATCGGCTCGATTGTCCGGTTGTTATAGTTCAGCATTGTCTTCTCGTCCGCTGTTCCATCCAAAATGCTCTGAGTGATCCCCAACTGGCTGTATAGCATACTCGTCAAGTATTCAATCTGGGACATTAGGTTGTTGTTCACGGAACGATTCAACTGTGTGATATGCTCAGTACCATCAGTATAAGCGATACCATACTTTGAACCTGACAACTGGTTTTCTATATCTTTACGCCGATTTTCGGCCTGTCGACGCCTTGCTTCTGTCTTGATTACATAAGGAAGCTGAATAATCAAATCGAGTTTTCCAGATCCGCTTTGCTCATCAATGACATCAAGTAGGTTAAGTTTACGAATGAGCCGCTGCATAGTAGAATTTGGCTCATTGATAACTGCGTACAGTGGATTCTCAATGATAGCCACTGCACTTTTCGGCACCACAATATCTTCTTTTCTGCCCGTTTGTTCGTTGTACACACGAGCTCGAATATGCTGCGGATACCAGTCTAAAATTTGTCCGACACGAAGAGACTGAATGTCATACGAACCGGACACGTTAGGATCAGTCGTTGTATCGACCGGAACAATAGCCACGCTTCCTTCATCAAACATAGAGATAACTACATCCTGAACGAACGACCGTGCCGTCTGATCGACATTCGCTTCCAAAGTGAGGCAATTATTCAATCCGTCATCGATGACCGAAAGAAAACGCCCATTTTCATCCAACCGAACATGCTGAACATTCAGGGCCGCAACATCAAGCGCAATTCGGTTATAAACCGATGTGACGATTGATCTTTCATTGCCTCTGGACATTCTTGGTCTGTCAGCTCGATATGAATGGCTCATACCCAAATCCCGGTAGTTCATTTGAACATTGCCGGTAAACGCATTCCAAGCATGTTTCAATCTGGAACCAAAAGACATCTCCATTTTGAATCATCACCTCCTTAAACCATATCAACATTTTTCTTCTTATAGGCAACTCGACCGGAAGCCCAGATACCGTTCTTCAGCTGCTGCATATCATAGCCTCTGTCAGCCAGAGCCATATGCACGCCGACTTCACCTCGTTTTGCAACGAATTGAACGACACGCCCTGAAGGTGCGATAACATTCTTGACGGACTCATTCATCAGTTCAGCCATCTTCCGATTATAGGAATTGATAGCTGAAGAACTGATTTTACCTTTCGATGTCACAGAGGAAGGATTTTTCAATAGTTGATTGGCATACTGATCGAGGTCTTTGGAAACATCTTTGCGGGCTTTAGATACAATTTTGTCGTGGTTTTTATGAGCCCAATTTGCGTCTTTCTTTTCCAAACGCTTTTGACCTGCGGCGGTCAAAGTTCCGTCTTTGTTCTGGAAACGGCGAACGCCCCATTTCTGACCGAGAATACCATGATGATACATCTCATCCAACTTGACCACCTCCTTATTCAAATGCGTCTCGATTGAGTTTATAAGCAATGTAAGCGTCCATCATTGCCGCAACAGCATCGATTTTCTGCTCGTATCGCTTCTTCAAAAGTTTACGGTTTCCATTTGTATCTTCAAGGGTAATGCAGTTACCCATAGCGAAGGTCATAAGGTCCTCATCGAAGATAAGCATTCTTTCTTCAGAAAGCTTTTTCAGTTCTCCAAGTGGAACCGACTCAGTTTTAGCGCCTTGGATAACTTTCTCAATTCCAAACGGACCGTTTTCAGATTCCCATCTCGCTACAAATTCTTTTGCGTTATAAGGGTCAAACCCAAGACATCGAACATCATATCCGCACTCCTGAATATGGTTATCCAAATCTTCATAGACATCCATCATGTTAAGTACGGCACCCTCTAAAACAATTAAACTGCCCTCCGCCATGAATTGATCGTATTTGATCCGCATAGCAGCAGGCAGCTTCATTAAAGTTGTAGAGGTAATATAGTTTCGTGTCTTGATACCAAAAGAACCATTTGGCAGAGGAAACAGAAATGTAAATGCGCAGAAGTCATCGCCCTGCGATAAGTCTGCACCGAGAGAACAAGGCATCTGCCAGTAGTCCCTCTTTCGATGCGGAAGAGTTTCTTCATAAGTGAAGTAATAGGTATAGCCCTCCATAGGCAACCCAAATCTCTTTGCAAGGATATCGTTTCGGGCAGCTGGAGCTTTTTCAGCTCGTTCAACATCAAGCTGATAAGTTTCATAGCTTACAGTTTTTCCGAGATTCGGATTAGCCTTGAGCCACATTTCCGGGTCTCCGACTTCATCAATGGAATCAAGCTTATACCACCAAATGGAAACATGGGGATTGATGTAGTCACCCTTAAGGATGTCCATCAACTCCATTTTGATAGTGTCGCCGCTTCCGTTACGAACCGTACCTTCCGAGCTGATTGCAACAATGATATAGTCATTCACCTTGGATGCACCCTGCTCAATAGCACCGATAACGTCCTCTCGAATGTCACCGGAAAGCCACTCATCAACGGTTGCGACCTTGATTTGTAGACCCTGGAGTTTATTGATGCTCATTGGTCTGACCTCAAGAAGAGAACCAGTAAGGAAGTTTTCAACGCCCTTTTTTGTAGAGGCTAACTTTGTTCGATTCGCTTTGGAACCAGTTGTGTTTTGCAAAGAGCCTTCTGTCAGGAACTGAAACAGCGGTCCTCTCGAACGAGTAATAGCGGTGCGAAGAGGGGACATGACCTCCTCCGCTTGCTTCATTGTGGGGGCGGTGGTGATCTGATGAGTAGTAGAGGTATCAACATTCAGAAAGTAACCCTGCAAGGTTGAGCCGTACATTGATTTAGCGGCGCCTCGTGCAACGATCAAATACTGTTTGTTAATCAGCCTTTTTTTCACATTCTTGCGAACATAGTGCCCACCGTGACCATCTGGATTCGGTTGATACACACTTCGCTCAACAAAATAGTACCAACCAAAGATCTGTTCACCCCAAAGTTTGAAGCTATCCAATAGGCTGAGGTCAGAGCCATCTGTTAGAGTAAGTTCGGACTCACAATAAGCGATCCATCCCTCAACAGCTTGGTCATCATAGTACACACCCGGATTAGCGATGAGATCATCGATACGGTTCATTTCCATAGAGATCTCTTTGCAGACTGGGATTTCCCCTCGAATCACGGCATCACGAAACATACCATAATACTTGGGAACGGCAGTGTTTGATAATGCCATAAGTACCTCCTTAGCCAGCTTTCTTAGCCATACCGTCTACAATTTCTTTGATCTTGCCGTAGTTATTGTAAATGGTTAAGGCGGTCGAAGTAGCGGTTGCAATTGTTCCGGCAACTTTCAGAGTTTTTGATACATATTCCTTTCCACGATTCACATCAGTCGAAGACAATTGACTGTACTGTTTCTCCATCTGAAGACGATTCAGTCGGTTACGAAGCTCTGCATCACTCATAGACTTAACGCTCTTACTGCTATGAGCTTTACTATAGTCTTCATGAGCAGAAGCATCAGAGTTAGAAGAATTTTCTCTTTTCTTTCCGGCTGCGGTACGAGTGCCATCTTTGTTCTGATAGCGCCGGACGCCCCATTTCATGCCGATGATGCCATGATGGGAAAGTGCTGTATTATCCATTTTGAAATCCTCCTCTCGTTTTTAATCAGGGTCGACTGTCACATTGATTCGCCATTCAAGCTCGCTGATCTGTCGGTTAATTGCTTCCATCACTGCCGAACTCAACGGCGGGTCGAATGCCAGTCTTACCTTCAGGTAGATAAAGGTTTTTGCAAATTCAAGACGAGGATCATCGTACAGGAATTCAGACCAGGTCTTACTTGCATCTTCGATACGGAATCCTTCTTCAGGACCAACACCGAGCTGCGTCAAGACCGAGAATGCCGAATTGATGTACATGACGATGTCCGGGTCAAAGTGCTCATACTCTTCAGCAATTCCGAGCAGCTTTTTAATCGATGTCAGTATACTGTCCATATCGTTTTCTCCTTACTGCCTAACGGCTACAAATTTCTTCATGCAGAATCCTTCGATACCGGTAGCAGTACAGACAGCGTACCAATCATCATTGGAATCGCCCATGTCAATTTCCAATTCGTCAAGACAGGTCACAACCGTTACTACTCTGGAATCCTTAGTCGGCTTTTCACGAATGTTCAGCTTCAGGCAATCAGTAACAACACCGATCACATTTCGAGCAGCGTCTTCGCAAAACTCCGTTTCCCGTTTCTCAATGGCTTCAGTCGAATCATTAAGAACAGAGTTTTCATAGATTTCCTTTGTCATTGGAATTTTCTCCTTTCATTGTTTTCGCCAGGGGCATGTATCATTTTGTGTGCGCTGTACTGGAGGGAGAAGTAACAAACTCTCATCACCATAGTGAATAGCATTATGTGTATTCAACTTAGTGCAGATCACATTCTCCGGGTCAAAGACGCATGGGCTCTGATTCAAAAGGTCTTCATAGGTGATCGGATTCAGATGATGAATCAATATTGAGCCGAAGATCTCATAACCAGGTACACCGAGATCACAACCTTCATCACGAATAATAATTTCATCTCTGAATTTCAACCACTTGTCGGAATGGTAGAACTCTTGGTTCAGCCAGCGCTTAAAACCGAAAGTCTCTTTCCCAACAGAGCCATCGAGTTTCAAATAGCAAAACCGTTCTTCAAATGTCGGCAGTGTAATTAGTTCGGAATATGTTTTAATACTCATCGTCATCACCGCCTGCACCTGAATATCTCCTAAACGCTTCAAGAGCCTTGTTATACAACTCTTTGGCTTCACTATTGGAATTTAGATTCTTGGTCTTCGCTTCAATAAGCTCTTTCTGCTTCTCCAGAATCTCCTTTTCGATTCGTTCCTTACTGGAACCAAGTTTCAAATAATGCGTTATGACCTGAGAAGAAGCAGTTCCGTCTCTGAGCTGCTTTTCAGCACATTGAACCGCCAAAGAAATCATTAAGTTCTCTTGCGCTTCGAGAGATGTCGGTGGTCTCAATGGGCTATTTGAGTCAGAAGAGCTTGCAGCTTTACCTTTGGGCATTAGCACTGCCTCCTCTCTTAAAAATTTGGTGCGGATAACAGGAGTTGAACCTGCACGGAGTTACCTCCAATAAATTCTGAGTCTATTGCGTCTGCCAGTTCCGCCATATCCGCATACTTGTGCTGCACTTTCTGTCCAAACTGATACTCTTTTAGGTGAGAATAGGTGCAGTATTTGAAAGAACTTACAGAGCTGAATTTTCGCCAATCACCGAAAGGAGAAAAGAAACATGAAAGGAGATGTTCACACTTTACGGAAAATGCTTCAACCCTGTAAGCTCGTTCAAATACTGCACCCGAGGGGGTAAGCCCCATTCCCAAAATATCCCTCCGGAGATTTTTTTAAGACCGCCGCGATGAGGTAGGGGGTGCGATTTTGGAGACCCCCTCCCCATGTCTTTAAGCCCTGTGGCAGCAGTGCAGATCAAGTGGTTATTTGTTTGTATTGACTTCAAGTTCAAATGTTTTCAGAGAAGAAAACAAAAACTTTATTCAAAGAGCATTAGACCTCAACCTATAGTTCAAGCCTTGTCTGCTTTTGTTGTTTTCGTTCTCTTAACTTTCTTGTAAATGTTCATGAAGTCGTAACGAATGATTTCGTCAATCGCTCTTTCAATCTCTTGATTGTTCTCTTCTTCAGAGAATTGGTCAGAAGTGTGAGCAATTCGATCGAGATAAGCGCAAGTGTTGTAACCCTTTTCTACATCAAACAGGAACCAATCGGAGAACTGTTCAAATGGATTATAAGGGTTGTCAAATGTGGTAAGGGCACAAGAACCATTCATACCAGTCACTCCTTTCAATTCAAGTAATTAGACACTGTGCTTGTTGAAATCCCAAGAGCTTCAGCAATTTCCGATGTGCTGTAGCCAGAAGCATTCATCGAAGCGATCTTATTCTGCTTTGCAGTGCTGAGAGTTGTTGTCGCTCTCGGTGTTGCACGCTGTCTAAGACTGTCAATGTCCACATTGTCGATGATTTGGGTAAGCTTATTCTCGCTAATAGCGCCAGCTTGAATTGCTTCCCATTCACGGTCTGTAATCTTGATGGTCTCTCGCTTTGCACCAACAGAGGCACGAGCCTGAGTAAGCGCCTGCTGGCTTGCTTTCTTGAGCTCACCCTTTGTCATATCCGGATTGTCCTGCTTTTTAGCAGCCACTACCGCATTAGCCATAGTCTGAGCCTGCCTTTCTCTGGGCGCATTCTTCAGAGCTACATTGAGCTTAGCATTCAGAGAATCGACCTCAGCTTGATAGGTCTCTTTTGCAGTTGCGGAGTAGGGTACTTTTCCGGTGGAGAGGATCTCAAGACGAGCCTGGTTGCCCAGGGCTTTCATTTTGTTGGCATAGTTAGCATAAGCACGCTCCACGGGGGTATCAGCTTCGGATACCAGGGTATAGGCATCCTTTGCCTCAGCCATCTTAGTGCTGGGCTGAGTACGCTCTTTGACCTTGCCAGTTCGCTTGTCAACGTAAACAGGGTCATCTACATCTTTCCATATGTATTCACCAGTTTTTTCGTCGATTTTTGGGCTACCTTGCCTCTTGATAATGGAAGTCTCAGACTTAGCACGGGAAATCAGAGTCGAAGCACCCTCATGGTATCTTCCATCCTCATCAACTGTACCCTGATACTTCTTTTTCAAAGAGCTGATGCCATTGTCGATCTCACTTTGCTTGTAATCCAGCTTGTGTTTTTCAGCATCAATAACTACCATGCTATGACGAACTGCTCTTGCAAGCTCATCCTGCGTAGCTCCCTTCAAAGTCATGTCGGTAATCAGATTAGAAATGACACCCATCTCTTTCTGTGTGTTCTTCATAGGCTTGAAAGTGCCAGCAGGTTTTCCGCCATACTCTAATTTTGGGTCAAATCCTTCAAGCCCCTTCAGAGGAGGAGTGGAAGTAATCTTGACCTTACTTTTACCAGAATTACAGGGGATGACCATGACAGTATCACCATCAAAGTCAGCACCTGAAAGCCGTTCTGCAACCTTACTGTTAATACCGATGGCATCTTTAGGGGTGTTACCAAGGATTCGGCGAGCCTCTGCCTGCTTGTTATTCACTGTCAAGATAGGAATCTCAAAAGTTCCGCCATGTGGATACCGAACCAGAGCTACTGTCTCACCATTCTTATAATTCGGAGCATACACTTCATTGTCTTTCATCGAAGTAATGGGCAGAATCACCTGATATTTCTGACGAGGAAGAGCAGCTGCCTGAAGGTGCACAGCAGCAGAGTCACAATCATCTGCAAAGGATTTCAGTAATGATTTTTTGACCGTCGGATTTGTCAGCGAGCAGATTTCATCAAATTCAGCCATCTTATCAGATGCCGCCAAGTTCAGCTGTTTATTGACCAGACTCAAACTCTGCTTAGAAAGAAACTGGGAGGGGAGTTTATCCGCCCATTCACCCCAGTCGCCCTCTTCAGCACGCTTATTGATAAGGGAAAGCTGTCGTTTGCCATCAGCATCGATGTAATAGCTCTGCCCACCGGCTTTGATAAGTGAACCAAACGGATTGTCAGGGTCATCCTTGACCTTCTTCAGAACATCCGATGTCGGGGTGCCTTTTTTCTTATTGGTATTGAACATTACATCCACGCCATCAGGAAGATCATCAGAATAGACAGCCATTCCTTTCAAATATCTATTACCATCCACCAGAATGCGAACCTGAGCATAATGGGAATCACCAAGAGACAAGTCATCTACACCGCGACGAATTTCAATGACGCCGTCTTTCTGAATTCCGCCGTCTTCTGCATAACGGATTTTCAAGCGACTTGAATCCATGCTTTTGGGATAGACGAACTTATCGAAAGTCTCGCCGTCATCATGAGACACATAGTCTCTGACAGAATGAACATTCTCAAAATTATAAATCTCTTTATGCTCTGTTCCTGGAGGGCAGAGAACCTTGATGTTTGTTTGCTTACCCGGGTTTGTTACCTGAGGGACACCACCGCCATAGATGTGATAGCCTTCCATTTCCAAAATATAAAGAGCCTGGTTCATTTTCTCTTTCGAAATACCAAGCTCTCTTTCAACTCCGGTTCCGACATCAATCATGCCTTTTTCCGAAATCTGTTTTTTCAGAAATTCAGCGGTCTGCTTTGCCTGATTCATACGAGCTTCGGAACTCTCATTCAAAAGCGAGCGAACCGAAGAATCGTTAGCAAAGCCCATCTTGTCAGCGATTTCATTCAAACTATAACCCTTAGCACGAAGAGCCTTAGCCGTAGCGACATCAGCAGAACGGCGTTCATCCTTTGCAAGGCTCATCTGGGTACGAAATTGGGTTGTACTCAAGCCCATAGATTTTGCAATGGCTACTTCTCCTGTGTAAGTTTTTCCATCTTTGTCAGTAAAGGTGAAATTGGACTTTTTCAGTTCTTCTACACGAGAGAGAAAATCACCGCTGTGTTGATAAGGGTTATCACCCGAACCCCAAGGATAACGACCAGACCTTCTTGGCATACCGTAATGCATTAAAATATCATCCGTGAGACCCATGGTTTAACCCTCCTGTTCTTTGATTTTTCTGATAACCTTGTCGAAGGTAATAATTTTGTCCATGATTGGAACAATATCTTCGGCAGTAGGCGTGTGATATAGAATTTCATTGTTCTGATACAGACGAAGTTCCATCTCGATTTCCGATGGCTTCACCTTGTATTCCAAACAAAAAAGAGCAGCGTATATTTCAAGCTGCTCCATGTGCGCCGGCACGACACCGGTCTTCAAATCGTGAATACGAAGTGTACCATTCCGAAACACAATCGTATCAGCTGTGCCAAAGCAATTTTCTGAATAGAACAGAATCTGTTCAGGCACCATACGAAAACTAATTGCGTCATTGACATACATGTTCAATGTTTTCTGTGACTTGGGGAGTTTTTGCCCCAAAGTGATACATTGACATGCAAAGTCATGTAGAACGGTTCCTCGCTGTGTGGCCAAAAACTTTGAATAAGCATCGGCTACTTTTGTTTCATCATAGTTAATCCAATGATACTTGCTGGCACCAAGAAAAGCGTGTTGCCCTTCAAGATTGGAATGATTGTTGAAGATCATGCAGCACTTCCTCCTTGTTCTCGGGGCAAATAAATCTGGAAAAAGACATCTCGTCCATCTTGCCCACATAATATTCTTGGTTCGGTTGCTTTTTTGCGCCAGCGTGTTGTTTACATTCCAGAGCAGCCCATTTGTCATTGAACAGAATAAGCAGATCAGGAATGCCCTGTAAATATCCAGAGTCGCTTTTCATCACGATGCAACCCGGAAAAAGTTTCTTAAGCTCCTTAATGAGCTTCGATTGAAATTGACTTTCGAGCATTGGCAAATGAGCCTCCTTTCATGTAGTTTTTCAAAACTGAAAAGAGAATGTCTATTCTTAAAAATAGCTTTTTTACTCCTCTCTTCATAAAAGGGGATGTATTTTTCGCGCGGCGGAAAAAGGCATAAAAAAAGACCGAGACACCGTTTAAGCATCTCGGTCAAATATAAAGTTGTTTGTTATCGAGCTTCTACACTTACTGGATCAAGTTCAAAGAGACCGGTATCAGAATTGTAGCTCCGCACTTTAGCCTGTATTCTTACATTGCTGCCGACTTTGATATAATCAGCAAGCGTAAGTCCGTCTCCTAAATCATATACCCCAACATCCTTAAACTTAAAAGTTGGACCAGGGTTTGCAGTATTTTCATCCACATAGTCTCCCGCACTGATTAGCAAATCATATCGGGTGTCGTAATTATCGTGGTTTGTAAGATAGGTAATACAGCCATCAAACTCAATAACCTGATTCTTATGAGCCTCTGCAAAATCGGCATACGATTGATCCATATCTGCTTTAAGAGAAAGCATTGCTGCCAATTCTGGAGAATTATCTACTGTCAAAATATCAACAGCAGGCTCTTCGGTTGAAACGGATTCGCTATCTGTTTCAGAAGTTTCTTTTTCCGGGAATGTGTGATATGTGATTATAACCTCGACATCGGCCGGATACCAAGCATCAGCAGAGTATTTAGTATCGCCATCCACGGAAACAGATTCGACCTCACCGTCTTTTGTAAGCCAACCAGTAACAAGGTCGTCAAGTTTTTCAAGTTTGATGTTTGTGAAGCCACTACTTTCAAACTCGTCAACTACTTTTTGATAATCCTTGCCTTTTTGAATACTGGAACCAGATGGAGTTTTAGCTTCACCGTCATGCCCCTCTGAACCGCAACCTGCGATCGTAAATATCATGGCAATTGCCATACACACTGCCAAGAACTTTCTCATCTCATTAACCCATCCTTTCCGAGGGCATTAAAAAAAGTGCGCCCCCACAATGAGAGACGCACCGAAAAAGTGTCAGCCCTCATTGTTGCCACACAATCTCAATCAAGCCGCAAAGGGACAAATGAAATGAGTAAAGAGAGAAAACACTTTTTACCAAAGCAGTTTTCCCTAAACGACTTGAACATATTAGATTGTGTGGCGCTTATAGTATAACACAGTCTGAAAGAAAAAGAAAGAACTTTAGGTAAAAAGTCTTGACATTTCCATCGACTTGTGCTATGTATTTTGGCTTTTGGTCAAATGCCCACTTTTCTCGCCCTATTTATATACTGTCTCTTATACACATCTCCGAGCCCACGAGACTAAGGCGAATCTCGT